AGAAGTAATTCTAGTATAATGATTTCTGATTTAAGGATAGACAGAAGAATGCCAACAGCAGAAGATGTAAGTGCTTGGTATATTTCACAGAGACCATTCTACAATCCATATGATTATCGTGGTCTAGCATATTAGGGGGGTGGTTAAATGTCAAATGCACATAAGAAGACAAGACTTGCATTAGAGGGTAAGTTAATTTCTGTTGATGATAATACAACATTCTTAGCACACTATGACATTACAGTTAATGATGTTTTAGGTGGAGCACCACCAACTAGTACTATATGCACGCTAAGACCTTTTGAGGGAAAGTTTGGCGGTGGGTTAGCTATAGAAGAAGGAACTACAAATCTATCTGATGTAACATCTTACTCGTATTGGGATAATAGTGGCACATCTACTTTCTCTAGTAATGACACAACAGTAGGAGTTCCTTTCAATGGAATCCCTGTAATGTCTTTGTTAAAACTTACTAGTGGCAATAGTGAGTTTGGATTAGGTACTGCAAGCGTGACGAGTGGAAATGCATACTCAGTTTCTATATATGCATATTTTGATACTATTGATGGAGAAAATGGTACTTTCCCATCTATAAGAGAGTTCTATGCAAGTAGCAATACAATAAAAGAAACACTTGCATATTATGATGTGAATGGTAATAGTTATTCATCATTTAGCACAATCCCTAAAAGACAGTGGCTAAGACTTATTTACGATGGTCATGTTACTGCTAGTGGCTCTCAATCTTTATATGTGTCTACATACCTAAATCAACCATATTCAAAGATATATATGACTGCACCGCAGATAGAACAAAAGGCATTCAACACTTCTTTTGTTTATGGAACAAGGGCAGATGGTAATATAACATACCCTAATAATGGCATATTAAATCCATTAGAAGGCTGTATCAATATTTGGGTTAATGTAAGAACACTTCCTAACTATTCATGGAGAATGATATTTGTATGTAAGGATAATGGGATAATGGATGGAACGGAAACGAATCAGATAAGATTTGGTTTTGTAACAAACAGTAGTACATGGCATTGGAAATTTGAAGGAGATAGTGGAAGTTCTTTCTACCAACCTATATCTGTAACTAATGGTTGGCATATGTTTACATGTAATTGGAGCGTTTCAGAAGGATTTATAAAATACTACTACGATGGAGATTTAAAGTTTACAAGTACAAATACAGCTTGTATACCTTCTAAGTTTTATGATTCTTTTTGGTTAGGGAACTGGGTAGGTGCAGGTAACGATGTATCTAATCATATAATTGACGAACTAAGAATAGATGTAGTATCTAGGACAGATGACGAAATAAAATCTTGGTTTATAAGTAACCAACCATTCTATCCTAAAGGATTGTATATGCTCGCTTACTGACAATTTAGCGAGTCTTTTTCTTAAATATAATAAGAGATGACAAGTTTCGGAAAGAGCATAGTAGTATGTATCTGTGGAAGTTTAAGAATGAGAATACAAGGAGGTCGTAATAAAAATGCTAGCAAATAAGACCTTATTAACAGCAAGCAATCTAAACAATGCATATATATCTAAAGTAGATACGAATGCACAGTCAATTAATAGCACATTAACTATTAGCGGTGGAGCGTTAACACTGAAAAATTCTGTTATTACTGACAATGCAAGTAGTTCCTATTTAAGAATAGACCCCCAAGGTAATAATGTTATTATTTATGACGGTGTAAACAACCAAAGACTAGATGTTTTTAGTTCTAGTGGTAGCGAATCTACATACTTAACAACCATTAATGGAACTAAGTCAATTGGTCAGATTGATGTTACTAGTGCTATAGACCATCTAGAGATTGCTACTAATACAAATAAAAATGTTATTTTTGGAGGTGGGAGTGTAGGGATAGGAACTTCTTCACCTTCTACTAAAATGCATGTATTCACAAATGCAGATGCATATGGTCTTACTATTGGTGACACAGCAGGAAGTAGCCTAAAAATAGCAGGAACAGCATCAGGCGATATGGGCTATGGTCTACTTCAAATGTTTAGTGGAAGTACAGCAGGTAGAAATTTAGTGCTACAAAGAGATGCAGGTAATGTTGGAATTGGAACAATAACCCCATCATATAAACTGGATGTTAATGGTGGCGTTAATATTCAAGGGGCAAACGCACTTACATTTGGTACTTATGGTGGTGGCTTCTTTATGCAGGATGCCAATTGGATTAGGACATGGGGCAGTAAATCATTTTACCATAATTCAGGAGAATTTAGAACAGATGGTGTTCTTGAGGTTGGTAATGCAGGTGCTACATTGTCTGTGTCTAGCAACGGAAACTTCAACTATAAGAGTGGTGTCTTGTTTGCAAACCAAAGTAACCAAGTTGGTGTGGGAACTACTTCACCTAGAAATAAGTTTGATGTTCAAGGTGGAGCAGTTGTAATTGGAACTAATATTCAAAGTTCAGCAAATTTTAAAGATGGTACTCTATCTGTAGGTGACACAACGAGGTCATATTCAGGAAGTCAAGGTGGACAGAGTTGGGATGCATACGGAGATACAATTACGCTACAAGCTAAGGACTATAGTACTATAGCATTTTTGCAATCTGGCATAAGATTAGATTACATTCGTGGTGGAGCAGGGAACATAGATGTAGGATATGATGGTGGTTGGGGTCGTTCTAATGTCCTCTTTGCTAATGGAACATGGGATAACACAGGTAATTTAGGAATAGGAACTCAGTCACCTAGCTACCCTTTGCATATTCATAAATCAAGCACTGGAACAGCACTATATGTAGAGAATACTGGTAGTAACGATACTTTAATTGAGTTAAATTCTACTGGTGATAATAGCCATATGATTATCCAAACAAATGAAATAACAACTACTACTGGTGATTTATGGATTCAAAATAACGCTCACAATCTTTTCTTAAATCCTGCAGGTGGCTTATTAGGTATAAATACAACATCTCCAAAAAGAACAGTAGATATTGTTGGTGATTTAAGGGTAAGTGGGAATCTATACGGTGGAACTGGAACGCTAAATATGTATACTGATGCAGGTGGAGCACTACCTGTTAAGGTAGGCTCATTAGCAGTAACTAGTAGCTATTCAAATGGTGCTCCTGCTAATGGTCTTTATGTACAAGGTTGGACAGGAATTGGAACAACAAGTCCTCAAGGACAATTACATGTTGTTGATACTGCTATGCAAATGTATACAAGTTCTGACCATTTATATTTACAAAAAGTCGGAGGGGCTCAGTATCCTTATATAGGATTTTTAGATAGTGGTGGAACAAGAGGTGGGTATATAGGTTGGGGAGCTACGGGTAGTCATCTAGATATTGCCCTCGAAAATAATAACAACCTATATATAAATCTTACAAATGGAACTAATAAAGTTGGCATTGGAACTGCTACACCATCTCAAACATTAGATGTTGCAGGAAATATACAGACTAGTTCTACTTTTATGTCAAACTCAACTTCTGCTGATATATTCCAAGCTATGGGAGCGTCAGGAATTAAAACTTTTAGATGGGAAGGTGGAAATTTAAGATTCTGGACCTCTCAGAATGGTGTAAACGAAGCAATGACGCTATCAAGTAACGGCAATATTGGTATTAACCAAGTTGGTCCTTCATATAAGCTAGATGTTAATGGTGACATTAGGACAATGACAGCATTTAGAGCAACTACAAATAATACACAGGCATTATATGTAGGAAGTAACTCAGCTATTTGGGATATAAATACAGCTAATACTATGGGTTTATATGGTCAATCAAACACAGCAGTTGGAGGATTAAAGTTAGGAAGTACAGGACCAACTTTATATGGAAGTGGCGGTACTCTAGGCATAGGTACTACAACACCTTGGACTACTATGGCACTAGATGTAAATGGTAGTATAAGAGTAGCAAGTGGAAAAGGAATATATAGTGGTTATAATAGCAACTACATATTGAACGACCATGCTAATGGAAATATTACATTAAGTGCCGCAGGAGGTAGTTTATATTTAGGATACCAAAATACAAGTGCCAACATATTAAGTGCAAAGTTATTAGCTTCTGATACATCAACTAATATAATTGGAACTGATGGAACTTTATATTACAAAGGTCAAGATGCTGATACTAGATATATAAATACTACTGGTGACACTATAACAAATACATTATATGCATCTAGTGCGACTAACAATTCGGGGTATCAGTATCCTGCAATACAAATTCGTGAATATAATTTAGGTGGTTCTCAAACTGGAGCATGGTCAGAAGCACCACATATAGCATTCCATTGGTCTGGTCGTGTAGCATCACAAATAGCAATGGATACTGGTGGGGTCATAAGCATAAGAAACAACCCAGGTACAGATTATGAATCGTTTAAAGCTAAAGACTTGAATGCAGTTGGAAACCTCAATTTAAATAATACTAGCATTAATAGTGTTTCATATATTAATGGTCAATATGGTCTTATTGCACAATCTACGGACGAATGGTTAAGGATAAATGGCGATAATTCACATACAAATGGTATCTATTTTGGTAATAGTATAACTCGTACTGATGGTCAGTTACAAGTAGGTACTAGTGGTAGCAAATTCTTAGCTGATGCTAACGGTAATGTTACATTAGCAGGAAACCTTAAACTTAGTAGCGATGCTTCTAGCATAACATCACCTAATGGATATAATGCTATTACATTCCATACTGGTAACTCTGGAAATGCTATGGTTATCGGTGCAGGAGGATACACAATATTAGGTTCAGGTGAATCTGCTATAAACTGGTGGAATGGTGAGACAGGAAATGCCTATGCAAATGCTGATACAGAAGTTCTAGCACTAGTATCTGACAATGAGATATATATGTACGCAAATCAGCAACCTGGGTTTGGTGTCAGTGGTAATACACAACAATATATGAAATTTGAAAGTGGTGGAGATACAAAACTATCAGTATACAATATTCAAACAAGTGGTAACCAGAACTCGTCAATAGAAATTCGTGCAGAGGGTGGAGGACTAGCGTATCTTGACTTTGCGGCTGGCAGTACGAATGACTTTGATGGAAGGATTCTACAACAGGGAGGTAATATGCAGATAACAGCAACAGACCTAACATTTAACAACCACAGGGTATATCGTCACTATGATAATATCAAGTGGGGAAGTGGAACTCCTAGTGGTGGTCAAGATGGAGATATTTGGATTCAGATTTAAGGTGGAGGTGATACTATATGGCATCAATAGATATTCAAAACTACCAAGGAACTACTGAACCCACACACTATTTTTGGTCAGGTCTTAATACATTAAATCAGATGTGGTCTAGAATAGATATTCCAAACCCTATGATAGCAAGTCAGTTAAAAATAAATGCTTGTGCATATAGTGGAACAACAACTTTATATGCTTGCCTTTGGGATTCTTCAGGTATCTTATTAGTTGAGTCGGGTGGTATGTCAGTTGGTTCGACACCGACATGGCTAACTGCAGGAATAAACCCAATATACCTAGCCGCAGGGGTATATTATATAGGTTTTTGGGGAGACCCAAATACAAATAGACAAGCAAACCAGTGGACCACATCTACTGCCGATACAAACCTTTACACGCACACATATACATCAGGTGCTAGTAATATGCAAAATGCAGGTTCTACTAGTAATAGTGGTTATGCAAATGGTGTTTTAGCAGGTCATGTAATTGGAGACCCTGCGGGTGTGATGTGGATAAATCAGTTAGGTACATGGAATCATGGTAAGGTGTGGATAAATCAGACAGGCACATGGCATCAAGCACAAAGAGTGTGGATAAATCAGTCAGGAACATGGAAACCGAGTTTATAAGGATGGTGGTTATATGAATGAGATACTAAAAACGATAATGCAAGCAGTTCAAGAATTTGGCTTTCCTTTAGTAGTAGCTATATGGGCATTATGGAGATTGGATAGAAACTGGGCGAAGGGTGAAAGTATACAACTTAGATTAGACCAAATAGACGAATCACTAGACAGAATAGAATTGGCTATGACAAAGCAAGCAGAAATACAACAAGAGTTGCTAATCACTATAAGACTTCAAACCCAATTACTCCATAATAATAACAATAATAATGGTGGTGGGAACAGATGATAGTGATGTTAGTTTATATGTTAGTAGGGATTCTAATAGGGATTCTGATTAAAAGCGAAATAGAGGTAAGGCATAGAAGAAAAAGATTACAGAACAGACTAAGCTATCTACACTCTACTGCTAGTCAGAATCATATTGAACAATATGACAATATGCTAGAATCTTTAAAAAGTATTAATAAAAGCCTATCAGCATTAAACAAACAAAAATGAGAGAGAGGTGCGATTAAGTGCTATTAGTCCTAATTGTCTATATAATCTCAGCACTGTCTTGGGGTGCGATATTATTGCAGTTATCAAAAGCTATAATTGCGACAATAAAAAATAACTCAGAAAGACCCCCATTATTAATACCTCTTGCAGTAGCATCTTTGGCGATATTCATAGAGAGTGCCTACTTCGGTACATCAGCTTATTTTAGCTTAATGGGCAGAAATGATATTTTTATGTTTATGTATCAAGGTCAAAATTGGTTTTTAATAACCATATTAATCGCAGTTAGTGGGGTATTGTTGCTGTTTAACTTGAATATTAACAACAAAAAAGGAGTGAAGTAAAAATGGCTATCTTTGATTTCTCAGAATATCAAGGTACTATTGATTTTGGAAAGGTAAAAAGTAATACAGATTTATTGATTTTAAGGGTTCAAGCAGGGTCTACTCACCCTGATAAGGACTATGCAACATATGCGGCAGGATGTAAAGCAAATGGAGTACCTTTCGGTACTTATGCCTATGCTAAATTCATATCTGTTGCGGATGCACAGCAAGAAGCTAAAGATTGTTTCGCAAGAACAGATAAGGATAGTAAGTTCATAGTAGTTGATGTAGAATCTGTTTCAACAACTAATGCTTCACAATTAGCACCTGCAACTCAAGCATTTATAGACTATTTGCATGGTGTAGGGGTTACTAAGGTTGGTTTGTACTCAGGTGAGTCATTCTATGCAAGTCACAACTTAGGTTCAGTAAGAGCAGACTTCTTATGGATTGCTAAGTACGGAACTAATGATGGTCAGATGCATACTAGACCATCTATCCCTTGTGATTTATGGCAATTTTCTAGTGTAGCTACTGAGTCGGGTGTTGTTGGTCATGTAGACATTGACACGCTTAATGGTAGCAAACCACTATCTTATTTTACAGGAGTTGAAAGTACAGTGACAGGAACGACTAAGCAAACTATTTTCTTACCTGCTTCAAATGACACTTGGACAGTTTATAAAATGGGTCATCCTTGTAGTAAATCTAATTCTGCTAATATTGCAGGTCAACTAGCACCTAAGAGATTCGGTGGATTAACATATGATATTAAGGGAACTACTGCCCCTAACTGCTATGTAATTCACACAGATTCATTTGGTGATGTTCAGATTTATGGTGCTCCATCTACAGGTGCGGTTATTAGCACTGTGACAGTTGCGCCACCGCCACCACCAACACCTGCACCTGCACCTGCTCCAACACCAGTTGCGCCACCACCACCTCCACCACCTTTCACTGGATTACAGAATGGTGCTATGGCAACTATTAAAACAACTGCTACAAATTATGCTTCGGGTGAAGTGATTGCAGATGATGTTAAAGGTAAACCATTTAAAATTATTGGGCATGTAGATTATGTGAAAAGCTATTCTAAAGTGGCATATCAATTAGATAGTATACCACATGAAGTATTAGAACAGGATATTGCTGAAAGTGGAGTTTCTAACGGTGTTCCTTATCCACCTCCTGCTCCAACACCTGCTCCAACACCTACACCTGTGGTTGCACCAGTAGTAGAACCTGCACCACAACCAGTAGTATCAGCACCAGTAGAAGCACCGACACCAGTTGTGACTCAACCAGTTGTTCAACCACCTGCTCCTACAGTAGAAGCACCGCCAGTAGTTACACCATCAGCACCAACTGTTACTGTAGGTTCTCTTGCTCAACAAATTGAGGATGCTGTTCTGAAAGACCCTCAATTGCAAAAGAACTTTATTCAAAAGGTTCTCGATTTCTTTGTTTCATTATTTAAATAATAGGAGGAGTTAAACATGAATCAAGCATTAGATTTATTATTGCAGTATAAGGACTATATCTTGGTGGCTATTGTTGTTATCTTGCTTGCTATTATTGCAGGTAAGAAGAATGTAAAAGCGTTTGTACACAACAACCTAAAGACTCTTGAAACAGACATTATCAAGAATATCGCAAAGAATCCTACTATATATGCTCAAATCATCTATGGTAAATTACCTGTTGGATTAAAAGCATTTGCTACTATTTCTACTATCGAGAAGATTGTAGCAAAATTCCTTGACAAATAAGACAACTTCATATATAATATAGTTATAATATAATATGAGGGCTAGAGATAGTCCTCCTCTTTTATATTAAAACAGCCCAAGGAGTTGAAGTCGTATGGATTTCAAAAGGATTGTAGTATTAGACACCAATGTATTAGTAGATGATTACAAAGCACCTCTCAAATTTGAGGACACACTAGTAGTAGTTCCTAGAGTTGTTATTAGCGAACTTGACGGACTAAAGAACAGCAAAGATGGAAACAAACGAGCAGTAGTTCGTAAAGCATCATGGCTACTAGACGGAATCACAGAGGAATTTGAAGATGAAGAAATCATGCCATTGGAGACAAAAGGCAGTTTTCTTGTTATCGAAGGAAATTACCAATATGAGTTTGAGACCATTGAGCCTGATAAACCTGATAATCGAATCATTTCTGTTGCTATTGGTTATGCGAAGGCTTTTCCTGATGCGAAAGTGACACTGCATAGTAATGATGTAAATGTCCGTATCGAAGCTAGAAGTGCCAAAAGACAGTTAAAATTAAAAAACTTAAAAGCTAAACAATACAAAGTAATCGACACAGGATTAGGAGACATTAATACAGGTGTTCAAAACCTATTGTTACCTACCAAAGTATTACTTGAAACTAGAAATAATCAGAACTATAACATGGAACTACCATACATGAATGGTGAACATATATTCATGGTTGATGAAATGAATTTTGACCATCAAGTATTGGCTACATATAACGCAGTACATAAGCGTGTAGAAACTATCCATGATTGGAAGAAGGATGAGCCAGTTTGGGTAGCAGGTGGAGAAGCTGTTAGACCCCAAGATGCTCGTCAAAATTTCTTAATGAATGATATTATGGATGAAGATAAATATGTACACTTTATCTTATCACGAGTAGCAGGTGCAGGTAAGAACTATGTAACAACTGCATGTGTACTTAACCTATTGAAACTAGGTACATTTGATAGGTACATTCTGATTAAGCCTATGGTGGAAATTGGTGATGAGCTAGGTCTATTGCCAGGTACTAAGGAAGAAAAAATGTCACCTTGGTTTGAAAGTTTCAAAGATACTATGTTTGAACTTACTAATGATGGGTATGACCTACCCGATGACTTAAATGGTCGTATTGAGTTAGATGTAGTAACACATATGCGTGGTCGTAGTATTCCTAATACAATCATCCATCTAGATGAGTGTCAAAACCTCACTGAACATAGTGTAAAGACAATCCTAACTCGTGCAGGAAAAAATACAAAAGTCATTCTTAGTGGAGACCTATCTCAAATTGACAATCCACGATTAGATAGTGAAAATAATGGATTAAGGATTTGGGCAGAGCGTTCTCGTGCAACTGACGGAACTGGATTCCCACATTCAACTTATATCCTATTAGAGTCGAATTTCAGAAGTGAACTAAGTGCATGGGCGAGTTCGTTCTACGAATAAGCCAAGTAATCGCCCCATACAATTAAGTATGGGGTTAAACGTATATAAGGAGAGGATAAAAAATGACTAGAAGAAAAACAACTAAAGAATTTATAGAGGAAATTTATAATATTGTTGGAAAAGAATATACCGTATTGTCTGAATATAAAAGCAATAGGACATATATAAAAATGCGTCACAATGAGTGTGGAAATGAATATAATGTACGACCATATAACTTCATAGGATTAGGAAATAGGTGTCCTGAATGTTCAAAAAAAATAGTGGCAGACAAACAAAGATATACACAAGAAGAATTTGAAAAGAAAGTATACTTATTATTTCAAGATGAATATTCTGTAGTAGGAAAGTATATGTCATCATTAAAACCAATTAAGATTAGACATAATTCATGCGGAAATGAATATTATGCCCTTCCAAATAATATATTAAGAGGTGCTACATGTTTAAGGTGCTCAGATATAAAAAAAGGAATGTTGGCTAGAAAAACGCATGAACAATTCTTAGAAGAGGTGGCTGAACAACTAGATGGAGAGTACGAAATACTATCAGAGTATCAAGGTGCATTTAACCATATACTTATAAAACATGTAACATGTGGAAATGAATATGAAGTTACACCTGATAATCTATTACATGGTAGGAGATGTAAGTGCTATATTGATAGTAAAGGAGTAGTACTTATAAACAATATACTAGAAGATAAAAAAGTACAATTTGAAAGAGAATATACATTTGAAGATTGCAGATATGTGAAAAAACTAAGATTTGACTTTATGGTTATTAATGGAGAACAACCACTATTAGCTATTGAGTTTGATGGTAAGCAACACTTTGAGTCTATTGATTTCTATGGAGGAATAGAGTTCTTTAATAAAACAAAAGAGCGTGATAGAATAAAGAATGAATATTGTAAAGAAAATAGCTTGCCACTTATCCGTATTCCATATACAATGAAAGAAGAAGATATAAGACAAGTAGTTGCAGATAAACTTCAAGAGATTTCCTAAACGGGGGTCTCTTTTTTACCCTTGACTTTGTTCCCATAATCAGTTATAATTTAATTAAGTTATAAAGAGAGGAGTTGTTGTCAAATGATTCCTATTGATACGTTAGAGAAATTAGAAACGATTAGTGCATTAAAAGTTTACTTATATCTCTATAGGAAAACACATGCAAACGGTGTCATAAGAATCTCTATGAACAACATTGTTGACGATTCAGGTATTCCTAGAAATTCAGTTAAGAGAGGGTTACAAGAATTACTTGACAATGAAATAATCGAACAAATTGCCACAGGAAAAGGCAATCATCCAAACACATATAGGGTGTCCAAAGTTGATAGTCCCAAAGTTGACCCTATAGAAAGTCATGAGCAAGAGATTGAAGGTTATAGAAAAGCTGTTGGAACAAGGCTTTCGGACAACTCTAGTCCCAAAGTTGACCACACAGAAAATGATAATATTATAAATAGTATTATTTATAAAGAATTTAATTTAAATAATCTTTTAAATAAAGATATTAATTCATTATCACTTGCTAATGATAATCATAAACTAAATGATGAACAACTAGGTAAATTAGCTAGAAGGGTACTTGTCGAGTGGTATTTACCATTAGCACAACCTAATAGCAAAGCTAAATCATTCTTTCCAATGCAAATGAAGTTAGCTAAAGATTTACTGGTTATGTATCGTACTGAACAAGTATTAGCAGGTATTTATTATTGGACTAAGATTGAACCTCCCAAAGATGGTATGAAGTCGCTTATGTGGTTAAAGTTTGAAAGAAAGAAGGTTAGTCACACACTAATTGCACTTGACTATTTCAAACAAGAATACTTCAAGAAAGAACATGAGGTTGAGGAGGAATCAAGATTAGCGAAAGTGGAGATAATGAAACAGAAGGCTTTAGAAATTGCTAAGGAGAAAGCTGAAAGTAAAAAGAAAATTGATGAAATGGCTGATAATGACTTCGTTAACAATCTCTTAGGAAATCTTGGAAAACTAAATTTAGGAGGAGATTCATGATGTTTGAAAAAATTGATAAGGTCATTTGCTACTTGTTTGGTCATGGTAAGAAATATAAGTATCGTATTCAAAAAGCTGATGGCAAACTTTATGAAATTACTACATGCCATAGATGTTGGAAGGAAACAGAGAAAGCGGTGAAGTAATGTTTAGTTGGTCTAAGAATAAAGAGAATAAATTTATTAAACTATATCGTCATAATACAGACGAGGAAGTTTCTAGGATTATGAAATTACCGTATTCGTTTGTAGTAAGTAAAGCAGAGGAACTAGGATTAACAAAAGAAGAACCATCAAAGCGTGAATGGACAGCGGAGGAACTTAAATACATCAACAAGACTTATCCGATTCTTGCTAATGAAACGATTGCTAAATCATTGGATGCTGAAAAATGGCAGATAGAGCATGTAGCCTACAGAATGCAACTACGAAAAGATAAAGCATTCTTTAGTTACATTGAGCCTGATGAAGATAATCACATAGAACTATGGACTAAGATGTATCGTGAAGGTGACTATAAATGTTCTCTAGGTCACTTTCTTACATACCGATGTTTAAAAGAAATATTTCCATATCAGAAAATTGAAGAAGAAGTGCCGATTGGAAGATTATGGATTGATATACTACTACCACACATGAGTATAGCTTGTGAGGTTCATGGTAGTCAACATAGTGAATTTAATTCATTCTTTCATTCTACACAAGCAGATTTCACTAAAGGTCAAGAGAATGATTGGCAAAAGTCTGAAATGTTAGAATCACAAAATATGTCCTTATTTGTAGTCTATCATGATGAAAAAATATCGCTCAATCTAATTAGAGCAAAATTGGAGGAGATTATCTAATGGATAAAACATATCATACCGTAACTGTTCCTAGAGAATACTTAGAAATGCTAGAGGAGTTTTTTGAAGTAAATAGTAAGAATGAAAAAAATATTCATGGAGAAATCAAGACTATTAATACTAATCACCTGTCATTCGGTCAATTAAAAACACTACCATCTTATAAGGCTTTATTCATTTATGAGGATTTAAGAGAAGTAGAATCGGTAATATGCACCGATAGCGAAGGTAGAGAGTTTTGCAGATTCATTAAACACCTAATAGATTTTTAAGGTCTACCCTTGACAAACTGTTATAATACATTTATAATTCAAAATGTAACCTACAAAGGAGGTCATTATTAATGGCAAAGCAAAAACAATTAACTCCCGAAGATAGACAGAAGCTATTCGAAGCAACATTAAAGTCGATACAAAAGGATTTCGGTATTCATGGCTCACAGGTTTTAGGTGAAATGAAGCCAGTTAAGATTCCTAGAATGAGTTTTGGTAGTTTCGCTATTGACGAACTAGTTGGTGGTGGAAATCCAAAAGGTAGAATTATAGAGGTAATTGGTCCTGAATCATCAGGTAAAACAACAATTGCCCTACATGCTGTTGCCGAAGCACAAAAAGAAGGTGTAGTTGCATACATAGATGCAGAACACGCTCTTGATTTGAATTATGCAGAAGCACTAGGAGTAGACGTTGGCAATCTAGTCCTCGCACAACCTGATACAGCAGAGCAATGTTTACAGATTGCAGAGCGTTGGATTAACTCAGGAATTTGCTCTATGGTAGTAATTGATTCAGTAGCTTCCATGATTCCTAAGAATGAAATGGAAGGCGAAATTGGAGATAATCATGTAGGCTTACTTGCTAGGTTAATGTCGCAAGCACTTAGAAAGATTGCATATTCATGTAACAGAAGTGGTACAAACGCTATCTTCATTAATCAGATTCGTGAGAAGGTTGGTGTTATGTTTGGAAACCCTGAGACAACCCCAGGTGGTCGTGCGTTAAAATACTATTCTACTATCCGACTAGATATTAGACCTGCTGAAATCCAAAAAACAGAAGGTGTTGCAACATCTAGGAAGACAAAAATTAAAGCTATCAAGAATAAGGTAGGCTCTCCGCACAGAGAAACTACTGTTGATATTGAGTTTGGTGTAGGTATATCTAAGGCAGGAGAAGTTCTTGACTTCGGTGAGAATCTAGGCATTCTACATAAACAAGGTAGTTGGTACTGGTATGGAGACTATCGTATTGGCAATGGTCGAGGTGCTTGCAAGGAAATCTTAAATGATAACAAAGAAATACTAAACGAGTTAGTTGAAAAGATTCGTTCCTATTTAAATCCTGAACCCGAAGAATATACACCTGTACCCGAAGAACAACTAAAAGAAGTATTCACCGAAGAACAAGAAGAAATAAAAGAGTAGGTGATACATAATGGCTTATGTTGATAATAAGGTAAAGGAACTTAGAGCTACTGGTGTTTATAGTGCCGAAAGAGTTGATACAGAAGTAATCAAGCAGATAGTGAACATGGAAGAATACATGTACTATGGTATTGATATTATGACACTTGAATCCTACCTAGGTCTATTAGCTCAACAAGCTATGTATGTTCAGCAAGAAGTTAACATAGCAGAAGCTAGAGAGATTGAATTAGGTAACTCATTTAAATTTGAAGCGTTGCCAATGGTAATCGACAGCAAAATAAGGTCGGTGGAAGAAAGATGGTTATTCGCTTCAACATTAACTGATGGATTAAAACTTAAATTTGACTTATGGCAACAGTCAATAATTGATGCTACATTAAAAAAGAAATTGTCTGACCCTATTACTGAGAAGTTGAATGTTCTCAAAAAGGTGTATGACGACAGACGGATGGAAGGTAAAAACAAGAATATCCACAAATATAACGAGGGCTGATTTTAGCCCTTGACACGTATTATAAAATAAGTATAAAATAAGGTACGGAGAGTGATGTTAAATGAGTTTACTATTAGACGAAAACATTCAAAGACAACTAGATTCAATCGCACACGTAGGCTCAGAGAGAGCGATTCTGAGCATTGCTATGACTGACCCTGAAACATTGTTTGATATTACAGTAGAATTAGAACCCGAAGATTTTACTAATCTTGCAAACAAGTACATCTATCAGATTATGTTAACCATTCTTGATAATAAACATGCAAACATTGGTAAAGTGAATCCAATGATTATCCACGCATTAGCACAGAACACTGGTGTTGAAGAACAGATTGGCGGTATGAACTACTTGCAAATGGTAGCTAAAACTGATGCAGGTATTGAGAACTTAAAATTCTTCTTAGAGAAAGTTAAACAAGCGAGTGTCCGTAGAGAAGCATTTTGTAAAGCTGTTACAGTTATGGAAGAAGCGGTAACAAGTGAAGAAGAAGAAGCAGGAGCATTCATTTCTAGACAAGAAGAAAAATTCCTAGATTCAGTAATGAAGATGGAGAATAATACGAATGAAATGATTCGTATTGGTGACAAGATTGATGTTATCCTAGAAAAGCGTGAGACACAACCTAGAGAAGTGCTAGGTATTCCAACAGGATTTGCTGAA